CACGTCCTCGTCGTTCAACTCCGCGTCCTCCGCAATACGCTGGAGGCGATGGAGAACGCCGCCGACAAAGCCCTTGAGGATGTCCGCCGCATCTCCGCCAGTGTCGAGGAGTCCAACCCCGACGACGACGCCCTCTAATTTCCACCACAACCCAACCCACACCCAAATGCGTATCCCACCCGAACCTATCACCCACCGCGTCCTCTACGACGGCATCCAAGCGCTGAACTACTCCGGCTCCAAAGAGCTGCTGAAGTCACCGGCTCACTACCAAGCCTACCTCAACCAGGAGCGCGAAGAGACCAAGGCCCTGCGTATGGGCTCGCTCATTCATTGCGCTGTGCTTCAGCCTGAACTCCTGAACGAGAAGTTCGTCACGGCCCCCGAGTGCGACCGCCGCACTAAGGACGGCAAGGCCACCTACGAAGCCTTCCAAGCCTCCCTCAAGCCCGGTATGACGGTCGTCAATTACGAAGAGTCTGCCGAGTGCCACCTGATCGCCGCGTTTGCTAGGCAAGCCATTAAGCGTGCAGACGTCACCTTCGAGATGACCGAGTTCATGTTCACGACCGATCACTGCGGAGTCCAACTCAAGTGCGCCATCGACGGCGTCGGTTCCGACGGCTACCTCTACGACCTCAAGACCACCGAGGACGCGTCCCCTGCTGGCATCCTCAAGTCTATACGGGCTTACCGCTACAACCTCCAAGCCTACTTCTACCGCCTGTGCTTCGAGACGGCCTTTGAGCGCCGACTGCTTGGCTTCCGCTTCCTCTTCGTTGAGAAGGCCCCGCCCTACGCCACGGCCTGGGTGGAGATTGGCCCCGAGCTGATGTCCTACGCCTGCTCTGACTTTGAGAAGGCGCTGCAAGCCTACCGCGAGTGCACGACCCTCGGCGAGTGGCCGGCCTACGGTGACGAAGTTCAGGTCATCGACATCAAGCCGTCCGCGTCTGCCTCCACCGCCATTACCTTTGCCTAACACCAACATGACCACCGAAAACAACAACGACCGTCCGCCCTTAACCTCAATCAGCACCAACGGCACCTATCGCCTGAAGCTCATCAGGCCCAAGTTCGAGAAGGTCAAGGTCTGGGAGGATGGCACCTGCTCCGCCCGCCTCTTCTTTGTCGACGACAAGGGTTTCTGCCTGTCGAAGAACTTCTCCACCAAGTACGGCAAGGCGCTCGCCATGCTCGTCGGCAAGTACTCCGGCAAGTTCACCGAGGAGATCAGGCTCGACGCTACCGCGGCAGAGTACCTCCAGTACCTCGAACCTGCCTGCGGCCAGACCATCCTCGTCGGCGTGGAATGCGAAGCCAATGGCGAATACAACGGACGCCCGCAGTACAAGTACAAGATGACCTACCCCAAGGGTTCCCAGAAGCCGACCGTCCCTGACGCCCTCCCTCCCGAAGGCGTTAACTTCTAACCCCGTGACATCCGCACCCGCCCCGATGGCCGCCCCGACTCTCGTCCTGATCTCGGGGTTCGCCCGGGCAGGGAAGGACACGCTGGCCTCGGGCCTTCTCGAGTGGTCGACCCGCCCTGCCGAGCACATCAACTTTGCCGACGCGCTGAAAGAAGCCGGTAACCACTTCATGGATTACCTCGGGCTCGAGGGCAACTTCATGAACGAAGAGTTCAAGTGCGAGAACCGCGACGCCCTGGTTGCGATGGGTATGTTTGCACGGCGCCTCGATAAGGACGTCTTCGCCCGACACTTCGCCAACTGGGTGCCAGTGATGAAGCACCACGATCAGGTTAGCCCCGAGACTGTTGTGACGTCTGACTGGCGATATATTAACGAACTTCGAGTGGCTCAGGATATACTCTGGGAGAAGGGCTGGAAGGTCCGCACGGTCTATGTCTCGACCGCCGGTGTCGGCCCCGCTAACGACGAAGAGCTCGACAGCATCGCCGAGATACGCGCCTCTCACAGTTTCGACCAGGAGTATATCTTTAAGCAAAACGCCCGTCAGCAAATCATGAATGAAGGTCGCCTACTCGCCCGGTCATGGAAGCTCTAACGCTCGAGACGGTAGCATGGGCCCGCAAGGTCGGCCTGTCCCCTGATCGCGTCGCCTTCCTGCTGGCCTGCCCCAAGTACACGGTAAGCAAAGGGCACCGCAAGTCCGACAAGGTTATCACCGACAACCCCAACCATCACCTGCAACGCCTGGGCGACTGCTACTGGTTCCGCCTGCGTCGTCGCGGCACTGACATCGTCGAGAACATTGGAGGCGACCTACTGACCGCCCGCCAGCGCCGTGACGAGATGCTCGCGGCCTTCGACTCCGGCCAGCCTATTCCTCACCTAAACCGCAAATGAGCACACCGACCCGCTTCGTGGCCTTCGGGGACAATCACGGCGACATGGTCGACCATGAGGCCACCGACGCCCTCTGCGAGTTCATCAAGGACTACAAGCCGACCGTGCGCGTACACCTCGGCGACTGCTTCGACTTCCGATCGCTTCGCCGTGGGGTAGGCAATGACGCTGAAGGCGCCGAGTCCCTCATGGGCGACATCCAGGGCGGAGAGGACTTCCTTGCCCGCACCAAGCCCACCGTCTACCTGATGGGCAACCACGAACACCGCACCATAGCCCTCCAGCACTCCTCCGGCTCTGCGATCGTTCGCGACTACTGTGCCGACCTCGAGGCCCGCATCAAGACCGCCGCGAAGAGCTGCGGAGCCAAGACCATCCTGCCCTACCACGCTGAGAAAGGCGTCTACCGTCTCGGCCCCGTGGCCTTCATCCACGGTTACGCGCACGGCCTGAACGCTACTGCCGAGCAGGGTAAGCACTACGCTGACCGGGGAGGCGCTCTGATCCACGGGCACACCCACACGCTTGCCCAGGTTAACTTGACCAAGGCCGAAGGCGGCGCCGCTTTCTCCGCCGGCTGTCTCTGTCAGAAGGACGCTATGGCCTACGCGTCGCATCGTCTAGCCACAAGCCGCTGGGGCTCTGGCTTCGCAGCTGGATGGGTCGACGGTCACGACTGGAAGGTCTGGCTTGTCCACAAGGTCGGCAAGAACTGGATTTGGCAGACCGACCTCAAGGTCTACAAGCCGAAGAGCAAATGACCACATCTCGCAAGAAGATGCTATACACCCGGGTCGGCAAAGACCCCATCCTTCTGGCCGTCATGGCCGAGATAAACCGTAGCGCCGTCAAACCTCCCAAGGGTTACCTGACTCGCGATCAGTGGGCAATCAAGTGGGGCGTGAAGGCAGCGCACACCGCCAGCATCTACATCGCCAAGGCCGTCAAGCTAGGCGTCTTGGTCAAGGCCCGCTACCGCATCCTGACCGGGGACGGCGGAAGACTCCGAGCCGTCGACCACTACGGCCCGCCGCTTAAACGCAAAGCACCTTGACCTTGGGCACCCACGCCCACAAACCCCAACCCCTTCTTCCATGACTCCTCCGAACAACGTGCCGGCGGAACGCCACCTCCTCGGCGTCCTTCTCCGTGACGCGCTCCCTCTCCCTAGTGATCTCAAGCCCTCCGACTTCTTTGAGCCAGTCCACCAAGACATCTACGCCGCGGCATTGTCCCTGGCTGTCGACGGTGTCCCTGCCGACGAGCTCACCGTCTCACAACGCCTACGCGAGGCCCGCTCCCTTGTGGACGCTGCCACCGTCTCACTCCTGGTTAGCGATGCCGGTGCGTCGACATATCGCCCCGAGCACGTCGACCTCATTACCGACGCCGCCCTTCTCCGTGAGGCATCTAACGCGGCACACAACGCCACCGACCCGGATACACTGCTCGACCACTATGCTCGTCTGGCAGATAAGCGCAAGGGGGCCAAGACCCGAGGCCACGGCCCGCAGCGCATGGACTTCGACTACCTCCTCACCGCTGACCGTAAGAACGACCCGAACAATATCCTCGGCAACCGATGGCTATGCAAGGGTGGGTCACTCCTGATCGTCGGGCAGTCGGGCACGGGCAAGTCGTCGCTGATGATGCAGGCCGCCGTGCACTGGGCGCTAGGCCGTGACTTCTTCGGCATCAAGCCAGTCAAGCCCCTGCGCTCAATCATCCTACAGGCCGAGAACGACGCCCTGGACTGCGGCGAGAGTCTGCAAGATGTGGTAGCAGGTGCATACCTTGACTCTGCTGAAATCTCTCAGCTGCGTGACCACCTCGCCATCTACCGCGACACCGTCAGCACCGGCACGACCTTCACCGCGGCCCTCAAGGCCCTCATCATCGAGCACAAGGCCGACATCGTCTTCGTCGACCCGCTCCTCTCCTTCGCCGGCATCGACGTCTCTGACCAGGAGCAAGCGTCCAAGTTCCTGCGCCATGACCTTGCCCCGATCCTCCTTGAGACAGGCGCCGTCCTCGTAGCCATGCACCACACCGGCAAACCCAAGACTTCTGCCGACAAGGAAGGCCACACCGTAGCAGACCTAGCCTACGCTGGCCTCGGCTCCTCGGAGTTTACTAACTACTTCCGCGAGGTCGCCGTGCTCTTCCGCTGCCAAGGTGAGGAGCCAATCTACAAGTTTGGCCTGACCAAGCGCCGTGGCCGTGCCGACCTCAAGGACGCCCAAGGACAGTTTAAGTCCGAGATTTACATTCGCCACGCCGCCCAGAAGGGTATCATCCGATGGGAATACAGCCAGCCCCCCTCCCAGAGTGCCACCGACCCTGCCCCTAGGGATGCCCATTCCAGACCCGCTAAGGGGTCGTCAGGGCGTTTAAACATCAACTGAGGGTCAACACCCTTACCCCCACCCTTTGACCCATTATGCCTACCCCCTCAACATCTTACTCAACATCTGTCCCATGTACTTCGTACAAGGGTGACACTAGCCTCACCCCTTGTCGCTACGCTCGGGGTTCAGCCGTGTCTCTAGCGAGGAGGCAAGTCTACCGCGATGAGTAAACCTAACCGTACTACCGCGCGGAGAGGGTGGGTTCTCCGTAAGCTGAGTCTGACCAGGCTACGGCAGAAGGCTTGGCGTGAACAGCCGGAGAGGATGGAGAGTATCCGGGTCAAGGCCATCACCGCAGCCAAGGCAGTCAAGGAACAGAAGAACCAACGGATCAGGGAAGCCATGAGCGCTTGGCCTAGCACCTTAGACACATCGACCCTTAGGGAATACATCCTCAAGGACTTTAACTACACCGGGAAGATGTCATCGCTCATCTGGCGTATGCGTCGGCATGGCATGATGGAGTTCCGCGATGACGGGCTGTGGCACAACCTTTGCAACTTGCCCGCTGAGTAACATCCTTTCCAAATGAGCGCGTGACCAAGGCCGCGAGCATCAACGACCTAACAGCGCCGCACGCTGAGGCTAAGTCGTTTGACGCGTGGTTCTTTGCACAGCCCAAGAAGGTGCAGGATAAGATGCGTGAGTCCGGCGTGCTGCCCTACCGCGAGATGGTGCAGTCACGGCACGTCTTCAACATCGACCCTAACCATCCGTCATGGGCGACCAAGGACGGCGATAAGGAACGCACCGAGGTCGACGCGTTCATCTCACGCGATCATGTCGGCGTCATGCTCAAGGCGTTCATGGATGCGCTGGCCTGCTCCGACTCATTCCCTTTCCGTCGCCACGTCG